CTTTACTGGCGTTATTGCTAATCTAACATCCACAGCCTCAGTAAGTGCTACTGCCACAAGAATACAAACAGCTTCAGCAAATCTATCCACAACAGCTACGATAGCAGCCATCATAGGACAATTTGAACAAGCACAAGCAGCCTTAACAGTCACTAGCACATTAACCTGTGAAGCCACAGAGATATTACCAATATTAGGCGATGCAGTTCTAACTTCAGCATTTACTTTAACAGCAGATGCCCAAGCATTTAGTGGTGTAGCATCTACTATGGAAGTATTTGCCACACTTAGCGTAGATATAACTGTAATACCACCTATAAGCTTCACTGCTGGATTACAATCCACAGCCACATTGACAGTGATTGTAGGTGCTATTGAACAGTTTGCAGTCCTAGTGGCCAGTGCTGGCACTATGTTGGTCTCAGCCACAAGGATCAAAACCCTAGCTAGTGTCTTGCAGTCTACAGTGTCAATGACTGTGTCAGGCAGTAGGGTTAGACAATTTACAAGCACATTGTCAGCACAGGGATTCATCTTAACCACAGGTGAAATCATCAACATTGATCCTTACTTGACATTGGTAGTGGCACAGGAATCAAGATTGTATTATGTAATACCAGAAAACCGCAGATTAAGCATAGAACAAGAAACTCGTGTAAATATCGTATAAGGAAAATATTATGAGCACCATAACAGGATATCAGCAGGACAAAGAAGGCGTTTGGATACAGAAAGATCGCCTAGCACAATTAACCTACAGTTTGGATTGGAGTCAATGGCTGCCCACAGGCGTTACCATCACATCAGTAAGCTATGCCTTAACTAATCCCACATATAACCCAACACCACTAGTCATAGGCACCAGTGGTGTAACTGGTGGTAATCTAACATTTGTGGTGTTGAGTGCAGGCACTAAAGGTAAGATCTATACCGTAACTGCCACAGTGACATTAGACAACAGCCAGACTGATCGCCGTAACTTCCGTGTTAGAGTAGAAGATCGTTCAGCATAACAGCCAAATTGACTACAAATTCCATATCTGTAGTTAAATATTCACATGGATGAAACCACAAATATTCCCGCCTCTGATGAACCCAAGTATGAGGTAATACCTTTACCCCCTGAAGAACCTACTGATCCCTCTAAGCGTGGACCCAAACCCAAACAACTTAAAGCAGTAGAAGTCTATGGTTATGAAGTCGGCAGAGGTCTGCGTAAGCGAGTAGTAAGTCCTGATCAAATATATGAATTAGCCGCTATTGGCTGTAATGACAGTGAAATAGCCAGATGGTTTGATGTAGCAGAAACCACCCTAAAAAGTAATTTCAGTGATATCTTGGCAAAAGGTCGTGAAGATGTCAAGATGACCCTACGCAGAGCCATGCTAAAGAATGCCTTAGGTGGCAATGCTGTGATGCAGATATGGCTAAGCAAGAACATGTTGGGCATGAGTGACAACCCCACACACGCAGATGATCAAAAACCCTTACCTTGGAATGATAACACTGATGAACCCACAGAACAAGTATGATATAATCTATGCAGATCCACCTTGGCACTATGCCGCACGCAATACTAATACTGTGTTTGGTGGAGGAGTCACAGACAAATATCCCACAATGCAGTTAGAAGATATCTGTGCATTGCCAGTTCAAGATTGGGTCAATGACGACGCAGTCCTGTTCATATGGACCACTATGCCTTATCTAATGAGAACCAATCAAGTGATTACCAGTTGGGGCTTTGAATATGTCACCTGTGCATTTACTTGGGTCAAAACCAATCCACGAGCAGGCACCATATTCAAAGGTGTGGGCAATTATACCAAACACAATGCAGAACTATGCTTATTGGCTCGCAGAGGCGATACACTGCCAAGAGAACATCGTGATGTGGCACAGATCATAATGGAACCACGCAGAGAACACAGTCGCAAACCTGATCGTGTAAGAGACGACATTGTTAGATTGTTTGGCGATAGACCTAGATTGGAAATGTTTGCCAGAACTAGTGCTCTAGGATGGGATACTTGGGGCAATGATGTCAACAAGTTTGACTCAGAGACTGTGGTAGATGCCGCTTAGTCCTGCACAAGTTAGCGTTGCCAAGGATACTCACCGTTTCCGTGTGGTGTGTGCTGGTCGTAGATTCGGCAAGACATTTCTAGCCATTAGAGAACTATGTTTCCACGCTAAAGAACCAGATCAAGATGTCCTATACGTTGCTCCTACATTTGGACAGGCTAAACACATAGTATGGCGACAGTTAAAGAATCGTTTAATGGATCTAAATTGGATCAAGAAAGTAAATGAAACTGAATTAACCATCACACTTAGAAACAATAGCCGCATATACCTTAAAGGTGCTGATGCCTATGATAGACTACGTGGTGGTCAATATAACTTTATCGTCATAGATGAAATGGCTGACATAGTGCCAGAAGCATGGTATGAAACACTACGCCCAACACTATCTAACACATTGGGTAAAGCATTATTCATAGGCACACCCAAAGGGCTTAATCACTTCTATGATCTATATCAGAATTCAGCAATGGATCCAGACAATTGGGCATCATACAGTTTTACCACATTAGAAGGTGGCAATGTTCCAGAAGATGAAATCCAACAGGCACAGCGTGATCTAGATGCTAAGACATTCAAACAAGAATATGAAGCCAGTTTTGAAACATTTGCTGGACGCATATACTACAATTTTGAAAGGATACACAATGTCCGTGATATAGAAGGTTATTCTACTGATATCATATACATTGGTGCAGACTTTAACATTAGCCCATTGTGTGCTGTGATCATGGTTAGACAAGGAGATGATTTGTATGTGGTGGACGAGATTAGAATGTATTCCAGTAATACTAATGAACTCTCAGATGAAATTAAAGTTAGATACCCAAAGAGTAAGATCTGGGTCTATCCAGATCCTGCCGGCGCTGCTAAAAGCACCAAAAGTGGAGGCCTTAGTGATCACATCATCCTTGCAAATTCAGGATTCATCGTCAAAGCCCCACGCAGTCACACCCCCGTCAGAGATCGTATAAATGCTGTAAATAGTAGATTATGTTCTACAGATGGTGTTAGGCACCTGTTCGTATCAAGTAAGTGTAAATATACGATAGAGTGTCTAGAGAGACAAACATATAAAGAAGGAACTAGCCAACCTGATAAGGACAGTGGCTATGACCACAATAATGATGCACTTGGATATGCTGTTGATTATCTATTCCCTGTGCGTCGTGACCGTGAAGAATATCGTGGCCCACAACGTTGGACCCACCAGATTGCAAATTAACATTAGGACAATGAAATGAATCAAACACTGTTAGAACAATACATGCAGGTAGTCAGCACTAACTTGCTTTACAATCGCAATAGAGCACAATGGGATTATCTACTTAACAGTTATATGGGTGGCATGGAATACAAGCGTGCTGGCATGTTGACCAAGTATGTTAATGAAACTGGTGCAGAATATGATTCTAGAGTTATTTCAACACACTTAGAAAATCACTGTAAATCAGTGGTATCAACCTATATTAGTTTTATGTTCCGTGAAGAACCTAAACGTGAATTTGGTTCAATTGAATATGAACAGATGTTACAAGACTTCCTAGAAGACTGTGATCATGATGGACGTAGTTTTGATGCATTTATGAAAGAAACAGCAGTATGGAGTTCAGTATTTGGACACTGTTGGGTCATGGTGGTTAAACCTAATGTAGGTGCAACAACCCTAGGACAAGAACAAATGATTGGTGCACGTCCTTATCTAACCTTATTAACACCATTGACTGTTATGGATTGGCGCTGGGATAGATTACCTAGTGGCAAATTCACCCTAGGCTATATCAAATATGCTGAAGAAGCCAATGATACTGTGTCAGTAATCAAAGAGTGGACCAATGAAACTATTACCACATATGAAGTAAATCACAGAGATAAAAGCGTTAAGAACATGGTTGTAGAAGTCAATGGTCTAGGTGAAATCCCAGCAGTTATTGCCTATAATCAAAGAAGCCCTGTTAGAGGTATTGGTGTCAGTGATATCAATGACATAGCAGATGCACAGCGTTTTATCTATAATCTCAACAGTGAAGTAGAACAATCAGTTAGAATCAATGGACATCCAGCATTGGTTAAAACACCAGGCACAGAAGCAAGTGCAGGTGCTGGTGCTATCATACAGATGGAAGACAATCTAGATCCAGGACTTAAACCCTATATCCTATCAGTCAGCACAGATATTAATTCAATCTACGGTGCTATCACGCATGTAACTGATTCAATAGACAAGATGGCCAACACTGGTTCAATCCGTGCTACAGAAAGCCGACGTATGAGTGGCGTTGCACAGGAACAGGAGTTTCAACTGTTGAATGCTAGATTAAGTGAAAAGTCAGACAATCTAGAACTTACAGAAGAACAGATTTGGCAATGGTATGCACAGTATCAAGGATATACTTGGGATGGTGAAATTGAATATCCTAGTTCATTTGCCATTAGAGATACTATCAATGAGATCACACAGTTGAAGATGGCTAAAGAAATAGCCACTGATCCCCGCATTTATTCTATCATTGATCACGAACTATTAGAATTATTAGGTGAAGATGCTAACATGCTACGTGAAGAAGTAGATCCTAGTTTGGTTCCAGCACAGCCACCGTTTGAAATACACATTATGATTAATCCTGCTACAGGTGAAGAGTTCTATGCTAGAACAGAAGCAGAACATCTACGCTACGCAGAATTAGGTTATGTTCACAAAGAGGAGAGTTAACATGGGCATGGGAAGAGGTAAAGGTAAAGATCGTGGTAAGGGCAAAGGTAAAGGCCGCGGACGTTAATTGGTCTGAATACTTTGAGGGCATTAAACAACAATGCCCTTGGAGTCTAGCAGCTTGGCGTCAAGGTGAGATCACTGTGAGTAAGTGGACAGGATCTAGCCAGCCATTAAATAATCTACAGGCTAGGATCTATCTAACCAAGACTCTGAACCAGCGTAGGCTTAAGAAATTATGCAAAACATTGGATCACGGCTCAGATGAATGGCTATGGAGTTATCCTGGACTTGGACCATATGCTACACCAGTGGCTGTGTTGATACAGCAGAATAGAGCTAGACTAAGTGAATTAAGACAGAAATCCAAAGAACCAAGCTAAGAGGCACTATTGAGATTAAAATATACAGAAGTTTCAGCATATAGATCACAGCAATTACAAGAACAGAATTCACGCTGTGCCCTATGCAATGAGATGATCTTAGGTGATGCTGTGTTAGATCATGATCACAAGACTGGTCGCGTAAGAAAGGTCCTACATCGTGGCTGTAACAGTCTCTTAGGCAAGATAGAAAACAATATGGCCCGCAGTCTAATGAGCATAGATAGATTAGATGCTTGGGCTAAGAATCTAGTCAGTTATATGCAGGCCCATCACACTGACATCATACATCCCACACACAAGGAGAGAAAGCGTGCAAAAGTTAAAACAATTCGTAAAGAAACTATTGAACAAGATTAAAGGCCTAAAGTAATGCCAGTCCAAAAAGTCAAAGGTGGATATAAGTGGGGGTCTACTGGCAAAGTCTATAAGACCAAGGCAGCCGCTGAACGTCAGGCTCGTGCCATATATGCAACGGGCTATAAAAAGAAGAAATAACTACATTTATAGCAAGATGCTATAAATACAATTAACACTCTTAAAGGAGGCGATGCCATAATGTCAGAAAATACATTAGCACAAGATAACGCAACTGATGCGGCAACTTTAGAAACAGAAAATCAGGCACAGGCGACTAAAACTTATAGTCAAGAAGAAGTAGACAACATGATGGCCCGTATGCGTGGCTCATTGGAAAAGAAGCTACTCAAACCCTACGAAGATCTAGGTGATCCCGAAACTCTTCGCCAGTTAAAAGCAGAGGCTGAAAAAAAGGCCACTGAACAGGCTATTAAACGTGGGGAATTTGAAAAGACACTACAAGAATTAGCAGCCAAAAAGGATTCAGAAATCCAAAAGAGAGATCTATTGATTAAAGAATATCGTGTCAATACTCCTCTGTTAAGTGCCGCTGCCCAATATCGTGCTGTGAACGCTGAACAGGTCAAGGCGTTATTACAAAATCAGGTAAGACTTAATCAAGATGGTGAAGTAGAAGTAGTTGATAACAGTGGTGCTGTGCGTTACAATGACGCAGGTGCTCCATTAGGTGTTAATGATCTAGTGCGTGAATTCTTAGATTCGAATCCGCATTTTGTCAATCCAACACCAGCTACCACTAATTCAAAGAGCAATATTGCTAACTCAGTTAACAATGGTGCTAATATAGATATCTCTAAATTGGACATGAAGAATCCAGATCATAGAAAATTATTTGCTGAGGCACAAAAAAGCCAAGGCGTAAGAATATAAGCCTAACTTAAGGAGATATCATGGCTAATACAACAAGTATCAATTCTGAATTATTTCAGAACCTATTGGTGCAATCACAATATGCACTTTATGAAAACTCAATCGCACGTGCTGTTTCAACAGTATTCGATTATCCAATTGGCGCAGGTAAAGTAGTATCAGTGCCTATCTGGGCTGGTATCACATCAGCAAAACCAGGTGAAGGCGTTGCTCCAGCAGCAGCTGACACAAACACAAACAGCAAAACAATCAACTTAGAAGAACACGTGGTGTTCGCTGAAGTCACAGACTTCTTACGCGATTCTGCACAAGAGTCAGTTATTGCTAGTCTAGGTGCACAAGCAGGTCTAGCACTTGCTGAAGGCCTTGACAAAGAACTTATTGGCTTGTTCTCAAGCGTGGTTCAACAGATTGCTCAAGATGGTAATGATTTAACTGTGAACATGTTAATGCAAGCGGCTGCAACAATCCGTTCTAACAAATACACAGGTCCATTATATGCTATCGTTAATCCAAAACAAGCATACGGCATGAAGGCTGCACTAACAGCAACTAATGCTTACACTGCAAACACAAATGCTGGTAATAGAATCCTTGATCAATACTTCGTAGGTTCTATCGCAGGTATCACAATCTTAGAACACGCTAACGTTACTGTTGATGCTAACGGTGACAGTTTAGGTTGCGTATTTGCTCCACAAGCATTTGGTCTTGCACAACGTGGTGGTGTTACAATGGAAGAACAACGTAACGCGGCTAAACGAAGCACAGATGTAGTATTAACAGCAGTAGCAGGCGCAGGTATCCTACGTCCAGAACTAGCAGTTAAGATCTTAACAGATGCACAAATTTAATCCTTAGGGATTAACTTCCACCCTGTCTTCATAGTAAAAGCAGTTTGGAAATTAGAAGGGGCTAGCAATAGCCCTTTCTTTTTGGCTAAATGTTCTGTTGACTTAAATACGATAATAGCATATACTAATAATGTGCAGTCTAGAACAGAGACTAACAGTGACTACTTTTCTCTACCCAGAGAAACTCCGCCCTTGCACAGTGGGGTCACTGGATCAAAGGCCGAGCACGTGGGGGCGGTCTGTTCAACCCCACACTTTTTATCAAACGGAGAATTAAAATGAGTCAAATAGAATTTGAGCAAACTGTTCAACAATGGCAAGAATATCAAGACAAACCTTGGTTACGTTTCAATATGACAGAATCTGAATATCGTGAATATGAAGATGAGTATGCTGATTATTTGGACAATATTCGTTTTACAGGCAATACTCTCAAAGACAAGATCGCTGTGCTAAATGCTCGTGAACAGCGTGAACATGAACAACGTAGATTGGCTGCCTTAAATAAGATATATGAATTAAGGGCAAGGACCAAAGATGATGCCAAACAGTAGAGAAGCCATAGTAGCCAATATTGAGTATTTTCGTGCAGTTAAAGAAAAGTTTCTAGCACAGGCCAAAGCCGCAGAAGAACTAGAAATAGATTACCAAAATAGGCTATTAGATCTTGACAGACAGGATCAAATCTAGTATAATAACTATACTATGAAAACAACGGAGAATCAAATGAAAATACTATTACCACTACTATTCTTAACCACAACTGCTTGGGCTGATGTAGTCATAACACCTAGTGGCATGTATACCGTAACTACTTCAGGTAACACCACATTTGTGCAACAGGTTGGCACCACATCAGGATATACCGGTCCTACAATCGCACCAGCAATACCTGTTACACCAAATGCTACCACACAGGCATTTACACCTAGTGGCAGTTATCTCATAATCAATAATGGTTCAACTACTTCAGTAATCCAAACAGGTAGGACTAAATAAGACTGTTACAGTGATTCGACCCACTGTGGCATTGTAGGTTCTCCGACCGACAAGAATAGGGCCCTAAAAAGCCCTATTCTCTTATCCGCTTACTAAATAGTAACATCAGGAGAAGGACTCCTGCATTACAATTTAATCAAGAAGGACTTGACGCCATGGCTTATGCTACTTTTGACGACCTCAAACAGGTTGAACCCACAATAGACGAATATGGTATCCTAGATTGGGATGCTGAACTTGCACGCAGTGAAACAGAAATTAACAGGGTTTTGAAAGTCCGTTGGTATCAAGCATATCAAAAAGCACATCCGTCAATAGTCAATGTAGACTTTGACTCTACACTATTAGACTCAACACAATTAAAACAGGTTACTGTATATCACGCATTAGCCTATCATATCTGTCCTAAACTAACACAATTTTCAGGTGCTGAACCAGATAAGTTCCAAGTAATGATGAATTACTATCAAGGTCGCTTTGAACACGAAATGGATCTAGTCCTACGTGAAGGTGTTCGTTATGATCTAGATGATGACAACACATACGAATCCAGCGAAATCAAATCAGTCCATAGTCTAAGATTGGTGCGTTAAAATGGCTCAGAATCTACGTGAGCAGATAGCAGAAAATATTGTCACTGTGTTAAAGAACATGGAAGATCCTGCTCCAATATTAGTAACACGTGAACCCTTCGTAGTCCAAGAATTGGCTATCACACAATTTCCAGCAGTATTGATTACTCCAACAACAGAAGAACGTGAAACAATCACTATGGGTATCCCGGGAGCGGGTCGACGTATGGGCACAATAGATGTGACCATCCGTGGCTTTGTTAGAGGTCATGAACTAGATCGTAAACGCAATGATCTGATTGAACGTATTGAAGAAGCTTTAGACAGTGATCGTTATCGTGATCTACTAGCACAAGGAGTGATTGATAGCCAAATAGTCACCATTGAAATAATTGAACGCCAACCACCATTGGCAGAGTTTAGTATTTTATTCCGTATTAGATATCATTACTTAAGGACTGCAACATAATGAAAATTAAAGTTAAAAAGGGATTGGAAATCCGTGAAGTTAAGACTTCAAGAATACAAGAATATATAGATGCTGGATGGACGCAAGTTGATGCAGTATCTAGTATAGGCGAAGAGGTCATCCGTCTCAAGCCACCGGCGAAAGTCAAGGCAGCCGCGAATATAGAAATAGCCGATGACAATGCTAACATCTTTGAAGGAGAGTAATCATGGCATTATTAACAGGAAATGACGGAAAAGTAAGAGTAGGCTCAACTGACCTTGCTGCCGTTAGAACATTTAGTATTGAAGCAACAGCAGACACTATTGAAACATCTACAATGGGCACAGACATTCGCACATTTGTGAAAGGTATGGGTTCATGGAGTGGTAGTGCTGACATCTTTTTTGATGAAACAGAAGCAAACTCACTAGCATCTACATTAAATGTAGCAGGATCTAGCCACGCAGTTGGTGGTGCATCAAGTGCTATTAAATTAGTGTTACAAGATGGTGGTGGTGATGACAAGTGGTATTATGGTAACGTGATTGTAACTGGTTTCTCTATAAATTCATCAATGGATGGTATGGTAGAAGCAAGTATCAGTTTCCAAGGCACAGGTGCATTATCATATAGTATTGCTGGTTCATATACAGTTTAATCGTATGGCACAAATCACTATTACAGGTGTGGATCTTGATATTGAGAAAATCCGAAAGGAACTTAATATGACGATTAAAAAATTAGCAGATAAGGTAAAACTTAATGCTGAAAGTAACACACCTGTTCGTAGTGGTTATGCACGTAGTCAATGGAAGAAAAAAGTAACACCGGAGAACTTTGAAGTCAGTAACAAAGTTCCTTATATTGAAAGACTTGAGGCTGGAGCGAGCAAACAAGCGCCAAGAGGTATTATTGGACCAACCCTAGAACAAATAAAAGGACAAGTATAATGAGTAAAATATTAGATAAAGCAACAAGCCATTTTAGAGAAAAGTTAAGTGGAGAATTAAAATCAATCGATGTTCCTGAATGGGATGCAAAGATATATTTCAAGAGCGTGATAACTCTTAAAGAACAAAGCAAACTAATTGAACTTTCTAGTCAAGGCAAACAGGTTGAAGCCTTAGTAGAAAGTTTAGTAGTTAAAGCACGTAATGAAGATGGCACTAAGATGTTTACTATGGTAGACAAAGTGACATTAATGAATGAAGTAGATCCAGCAGTTCTAATCCGTGTGGTAGGTGAGATTAACGCTACCAATGATGAAGAGGCTGATCTAGAGAAGATAGAAAAAAACTAGTAAGAGATCTAGATCTAATGTTTGCCTGTAGATTGGCAAAGGATTTAGGTCTCACACTAGAGCAAGTATTTGAAATGACAACAATAGAGTTCAAAACCTGGGCGGCATTCTATAATTGGGAAGCCAAAGAAACTAAAAAGGCTATGAATAAAAGGAGATAGTAGTGGCAGAAATTAAAATCACGGCTGATACCAAACAAGCACAGGCCGCTATTGATAATCTTACCAAAAGATTAGATTCCATTAATGCCAGTTCAGACAAGGCCAGTAAAGGCATTAGCACATTAGCCAATACCACAAACTTAGCAGTAGGGGCATTTGCTGCCTTAACTGCTAGTTTAGGCATTCGTGAGATTGTTGATTATACTGCTCGTTGGACTGACCTCAATTCAAGATTAATTAATGCCACAGGCAGTCAAACTGCTGCCAAAGAAGCTCTGGATGCTATTTCCGCCAGTGCAAGAACAACTTATTCCAGTCTAGAAGAAACAGCCAAGGTGTTTGTGCGTAACTCAATGGCTCTTAATGAACTAGGCTACACCACCAACGAACAAATCAAAGTTTCAGAAGCACTAAACAACGCTATCGCTGTAAGTGGTGCTAGAGGTGTTGAAGCCGCTTCAGCGTTAGACGCATTTGCTCAGGCAGTGGCCAGAGGTAAGATGCAAGGTGAGGACTTCAATAGACTGATTGAAAATTCACCAAGAATTGTTAAAGCATTAGCAGATGGTCTAGGAGTCACTACTGGTGAATTCCGTAAAATGATCACAGAAGGCAAAATTACCTCAGATGTAATGATTCCTGCGTTAATGAGCCAGATGGGCAGATTACAGACTGAAGCAGAAGCAATGCCTGCTACTATCTCAGACGCGTTTATCGTTCTACAAAACAGTCTCTTTAAATTCATTGGCTCAACAGATCAAGCCTTAGGCATTAGCCAAGCTCTAAGCAAATCTCTAGTATTCCTTGCTGACAACATTGGTATCTTAGTTGGTGGCATTGTTGGATTGGCTGCGGCTGTGGCCGCATTGTTAATACCATTGATACCTGCTGCCACAGCAATGGCAGTTTTAACAGGTGGTGCCGCTGTCGCTGGTGCAGTAGCAGTTGGTGCCGCATTAGGTTTTGCCGCACAGCAAGCAGTCGCGTTTGGCGATAACACTAAGAAAGCAGTTGACGGACAAAAAGAACAGGCCAAAGCTGCAGAAGATGCTGCCGCTGCTGAACTTAGAAAAGCTAATGCTGCTAAGATAGTAACCGAAGAACAGAAAAAACTACAAGAAACTGCTAAAAAAGCTCTAGAAGCCACCATGCGCAATGCGGCAGTTGAATGGGAATATGCCCAGGATATCTTAAAAAATGGACAGCAACAAGCAGATATCAACAAAGTTATCAATGATCTAAAAAGAAAACATGCAGATGCTAACATGGTATTGAAGTCCGACGATGAGACTGCTATACGTTCAGCCATGGCTAAAACACAGGCATTAGAAGCACAAAATGCTGTGTTAACTGCACAAAAAGGCCTAGTTGAAGGTTTCTTAAATGCTCAGACAGGTGGCGAAAAATTATTAACTGACATACAGAATATCAAGAAAATAGCCGCAGGCGAAGAAATAGTATTGCCAATTAAATTAGAAACCCCAGAAGATATCGCTGCCAATGTTGGACCTGCATTAAGCGCCGCAGAAAAACAAGTAGGCGCATTTGTAGATAATACCGTAGCACAATATAGCAAATTATATGGTGAAGCATTCCAAATTACCAATGACTATAATAAAGCAGTGCGTGAAATTGATACTGCATTAGAATTAGCACGTGAAGCAGGTGGTGATAGAGAATTAGAACGTATTACTGCTTTAGAAGAAGCTAAGATTGCAGTAGAACAAAATGCCTATAGACGTAGATTAGAAATGGAAATTAATCTTTTCAACGAACGTAATAAAATACGTGACATGGAAAGAATACGTGATGCACAAAAAGTAGCAGAATCAGCACAAAATGAAAAAGATATATTTGGTGGAGCAATGTTTTCAGCCAAAGAGATAGATGATATAAGAGATAAAACTGCAGAGAATCAAAAGGCCTATGAAGAAAATGCCGCAAAATTTGTTATTAAAACAGGTGCAGATGCATTCGCAGCCTTAGGCACACAGAATAAGAAAGCATTTGAAGCATACAAAGCATTTAAGATAGCACAGGCCATAATGGATACCATTGCAGGTGCCAGAGCAACTTATCTAGCATTAGCAGGTATACCAATTATTGGTCCTGTATTGGGTGGTATTGCGGCTGCAGGAGTTGTTGCCGCTGGTATGGCACAGGTGCAACAGATTAGATCATTACAATACAGTGGACGTGCTTTAGGTGGTCCGGTAATGAACAATACACCATACCTAGTTGGTGAGAATGGTCCA